TGAGCTACATTACCAACGAGGCGTTGGTTGTACTCGAGAACGAGCTGGTCATCGCAAATCGTGTTGAGCGTCAGTACTCGAACGAATTTGCGCAGACTGGCGCCAAAGTTGGCAATACTGTCAGCATCCGCCGTCCCCCGCGTTACCTGGGAACTTATGGTCCCCCGCTAAACGTTGAGGACTCTAACGAAACGTCCTTGCCTGTCGCGTTGAACTATCAGTTCCACGTCGATGTGCAATTCACCACGCAAGACCTCGCTTTGAGCATGGATATGTTCAAGAAGCGCATCTTGCGCCCGCAGATAGCCGCGGTTGCAAACCGTATCGATTCAGATTCTGCTCAGTACTTCACGTACAACACCGCGACTAACTTGGGTACACCGGGCGTACAGCCGGCGAGCTACAAGATTTTCTCCGATGCCCGTGCGTTCCTGGCGATGGAAGCCTGTCCGACGGAAGGCGAGAAGACCTGCGTGCTTGATCCAGTCTCGATGTCAGCTGCAACCGATGCGGTGAAGGGTTTGTTTAACCCCCAAGCCAAGATCGGGGAGTACAACGAGAAGGGCATGGTTGCGAAGGAGTTCGCAGGTTTGGACTGGTATGAGGATCAGAACATTCTGTCCTTCACGACCGGTGCTCAGACTGGTTTGACGACCGCTACCACAGGCACCTACAGCACCGCTGTCGGTACCACTGCGATCCTGACCACCGGTTGGGCACAGCAAGGCACGATCGTGCTGGCGGGCTTTACCGGCACCTCGAGTGCATTGACGGTTGGCGATACGATCCAGTTCACGGGCATCTTCCCGGTGAACCCGCAGAACCGCTTGCAGTATGGCCGTACGGCGAAACAGTTCGTTGTGCTGCCTCCGGGTGGGTTTGCAACGCCGCCGAACGGTTCAGCGACCACGGGCATCTTCTACGCCCCTGCGTCATTGACCAACGGCACGTTCAATAACCTGACCGGTGTGTACACCTCGGACGGTTCTGGATTGGTTCAGGTCACGATTGGTGAGGCGATCATCTCTGGCGGTCAATTCCAGAATGTGACCGCAGCTCCTGTTGCTGGTACCACGAACTTCACCGTGAATGGTGGCCAGGCGAACAAGAGCACTGTGAGCCCGCAAGGCTTGATCTTCCACAAGTACGCATTTGCGTTGGCGTTTGCCGATCTTCCTCTCCCCCGTGGAGTTGAGATGGCGGCACGTGCTTACGATGATGAGGATGTGGGCATGTCAATTAGGTGCGTGACACAGTATACTATAAACAACGATAGTGAGCCTACGCGTGCAGACGTATTGTACGGCCCGGCCAGTCTTTATCGTTCTTTAGGTATCCGAGTCAACGGCTAACCCACCCAGTCCATTAGCGTATTTGTGATGTATACTCCTAACATTCTTCAAGGGTGTTGGGGGTATTTGGATGAAATGCTGCATAGGTAATTGCGAGAAGGCAGCACGGGCGCGAGGCCTGTGCACTTTGCACTACGGTCGAATGATGGCGGGTCGGGACCTAAGCGGGCCGACCAGGATAGTAGTTCGCTCAGGCTCTGACATTGATCGATTGAAGTCCAAGGTTTCAATCAGTCAAACGGGATGCTGGGAGTGGACCGCGTCATTGACGGAAGCGGGATATGGGCAGATGAGGTTTCGCGGTACGCGAGAACTGTCTCATCGGGTGGCTTGGATCCTGTTCCGCGGAGAGATACCGACGGATTCAAATGTTTACGGCACTAAGCATGTTCTACATACATGCGATAACCCTAAATGCGTGAATCCTGAGCATCTGTATCTAGGCGATCAGCAGGACAACGCTTTGGATTCCGTATCGCGAAAGCGATGGGGGAAACGAGGCTGCAAAGGCGAAAGTCACGGTAGAGCAAAACTGAACGATGAGGATGTCCGGTTGATTAGGTCCTCCGCTCATTCAGATGCGGCCCTATCTTCTAGTTTCAGCGTATCAATCGGCACCATTCGTCACATCAGAAAAGGACGCACATGGAAACATATTCTTTAGGAGTCTAATTTCATGGCAAATCTTGGTCCCGCATCGACCGTAACTGCGAATACCGTTGCGGCCTTAACGCCTGTCAACACTCAAACCAACTCAAACCCCCAGGAAGGGAATCAGATCAGGGTTCTCGCTTCAGGTAGGGGCATTAACGTCAACTCGTTGGGCGACATCGGAGTTCTTCCGGTGGTCAATTCCAGCCGTTGGAACGTGCAAGCCGTGGTGGCTGCGAACTTGACCGCTGCTGCGGGTGCATCCGTAGCCATTGCGGTGTGTTCAGCCCCACTCGGAGCCGCGACCACCATCGTAGCCCCGGTCATTCTCTCAGGCCTTGTGGCCGGTTTCGGTGGTGCAACCACTGCATATCGGCCGACCGTGCAGAACATTTCCTTCGTGGGTACCGGGCAGACGATCTATGTCAGCTGCCAGACCACGGCGGGAACGGCATGCACGTTGGACGTGTTCGTTTTAGGCTACGATCTCAGTTGATTCCCTCGGGCGGGACTTCACACCGCCCTTTTCTTTTTTGAAGGAAAACAATGAAGCAAAAAGTATTCTTTGCGACGCCTACTTATGCCTATCACATGTGCGCAGAGTACGTAGCATCGATGATGATGACCTGCATTCACCTGACCCATTTGAAGGTGGATGTTACGGCTCAGGTTGTGGGTGGTTTGTGCTTCATTGATTTGGCGAGAAACAAGCTCTGTACGGCTTTCTTGGCCTCAGATGCAACCGATTTATTCTTTATCGATGATGATGTTGGCTGGGACTACAAGGCGGTCAAGCGATTTCTAGACTACCCGCAGGATGTCGTCGCGGGTTTGGTCCCGAAGAAGGTGGAGGGAGAGGCCTTTCACGATAACGCCTTAACCGGTGAGATAGAGAACGGGCTGATTGCTTCACTAGAGGCACCGACAGCTTTCATGCGCATAAAGCGCAGGGCTTTCGAGAAGATCGACATCGCCCGCCCTGAGTTCAAAGAATACCTAGGTCTTGATACCGGTACTGCTTACTTTCAGACCGGCTTTGCAATGAACCCTGATAACAAGATGGATTTTCGGGGTGAGGATATTTTCTTCTGTCGCCAGTGGGTCGCGATGGGCGAGAAGATTTGGATTGATCCGCAAGTTGATTTTACCCACCGCGGCTCGAAGACCTGGAAAGGCAACTTCATCGAGTATGCGATGGCGAAGGGCACTATCACAGCATCTAAGGAGGATTCATGGCCGGTGGAACAAGTCTCCCGTACGGGAACGTAAAGAATTTATTTATCTTGGCCTGCACGCCGAGCGGTGCAAATGTTGGCGCGACCAGCATCATTGTCGCAGGCACTGTAGGAGCGGTTATCACTTTGACTGTTCCTGGCGTGCTGCCGGGTGATTGTGTGCTTGATATCAATCGACCGTCCAACACTATCAACGGCAATACCTCTCCGGCCTCACCATTTGTCGGCATTGGTAACGCGTATGTCTCTGCGGCAGGGGCTGTGAGTGTGGTATTGAGCAATACCAGTGTTGCGGCCAATGTCACGGTACCGATTGAGGCTTATATCGTTGCGATCGGCCGGCCCGATACGACCAATCCCCCGAGCACGACGCCTACCGGGATTTATTCCTAATGGCACGCGCCTATCAAACGATGACCACCGGGGTATCCGTACCCACGGTGCAAACCATCAACAATGTAGGCAATACGGACTTTTGGGGAATCGCGGCAACGAACGCATCTGGTGTTCCTTACTACGTCAAGTTTGCCTGGCAGGGGAACAGCAATACAAAGATTGCGCCAACATCAACGGCCAATACCTTTGCGCCGGCGATGACGTTTGAGGTGCCGACGATCGGGCTAGATTTTGCGTTGAATGAGCCTGTGACCAATACAGGGCAGTTGTACTTCTGGTACGCATCAACACCCGATGGTCCGACCAACGCCTCAGTAACAGCCTCTGGGGATGCCATAACGGTATTCTATGGCTAGTACCGCGCTCGATATCATCACCGGCGCGCTTCTAAACATAAATGCGTTCGCTCCTGGTCAATCTTTAGGCGCGACAGATGCACAGACGGGCCTTAATGTCCTAAACGATCTTCTCGATTCCCTCTCGAACGATGAAGCCTTCGTTTACACGCAAGCTGAGACGATCTTCAACTGGGTGCCGGGACAGTTCCAATACACGGTCGGTAATCCTGTCGGTGGGACGTTCATCGGTGTCATTACCGGTGGTTCCCCTGTCATCACCGGCATTGTGGGGCTTCCTTCACAGCTGGTCGTCAATGCCGCGGTGGGATTTGGCTCAACCTTGACCGATCAGCAGGGTGTCATTGCGGTAGGCACTACGCTTTTTCCGGTTGCCACCACAGCCATTGCACAGGTGATTGGGGCTACGACTGCCATCACCTTTACCGCACCTCCTACGGGAACGACTGCGACCATCTCAGGATGGGCTGGGGGTATTGTTCCTTTCTCGCTGATTACCTTCAGCGATTCAGAGACGCGCGTAGCTGCGATCAGTAATGCTGGAGTTGCGACCTGGTCAGTAGCCTTGACAGGAACACCGACTGCATCAGGCAACACCGTCAACACAACCACGGTGACGATGTCGGCCAATGCCACCGCCACCCCCTCGATCAATCCTGACACGATCACCTACACGGTCCCGGGGAATATCCCGATGAACCGTCCGCTTCGCTTTCGTCAAGGCTTCACTCGGTCTAATTCAACCAACGCGAACCTTGATTACACCTTCAGCTTCACCGACTTTGACAACTACAAGCGCGAGCTTTTAAAGAACGTGCAGGGTCCGTGGCCCTATATAGCCGCCTACCAGCCGACTTTCCCTTACGGGAACCTCTACGTCTATCCCGCACCCGGTGCTAATTACACCGCCCATATATTCAGTGATTTGATCCTTGCGGAATTTGCCTCGACCACGGCTGTTTATTCCTTGCCGCAAGGCTACTCGCGAGCGCTTAAGAAGCTTTTAGCGCTTGAGCTCGCCCCGAACTATGGCAAGACGCCCTCGCCGCAATTGATCTTGCAGGCCAAAGAGGCTCGAGACTTAATTAGGGGAACCAACGCAACTCCTGTTGCCGTGTTGCAGTTCGATACTGCGATCAGTCGTAGTCAGGTGAATGACGCCAGTTGGTCGCAGACGGGAGGGTTTACTTAACTGGTATTTATCTATAAATGTAGTGTATTATGCGTTTTTTGGAGAAACGCATGCGATACAAACAGACTCCAGAGCACAAAGCCAATTGGCGCAAGGCCATCCAAAAAAGGATGGCGGCTGGTCCAATAGATAAATCAAGATGTGGTTTGCCTAGAAACAAGCCAGTCGATGTTTGGAAGAAGATAGAAAAACGCGGCGCAGATGAATGTTGGCTCTATACGGGCGGCCTCGCGACTGGGTATGGGCATTTCAGGATAGAAGGACGCTACTATAAAGCCCATAGAGTCGTTTATTCTCTTGAATGTGAGCCAATAGATCTAATGGCTCCTGAGAGCAATTACGAAAAGAATTTCATATTGCACACATGCGACAACAGAGCATGTTGCAATCCGGCCCACTTATATCGTGGCGATATCTGGGACAACATGAGAGACAAAGTTGAGAGAAACAGATGTTGGCGTGGCGGAAATCGTAAATTAAATGGCATACCAAGCTAATGATTTCGGTTTTGTCGGATCTTTTGACGAAGCCGTAGACCCACTCCAAAACGCTCAAAGATGTATCAACTGGTACCCGGAGAGAGACCCAGACCCTCGAGCGAAGGAGCAACTAGCCTTACTCGGCTGTCCCGGGTTAAACCCGGTAGCGCAAGGGATCGTGGGACAGGTGCGGGGCTGTTGGGTACTGCCGGGTTCGAATCAAGCATTAGTTGCGATCTCGAACATGCTCTACCTGATGAGCATCACAGTACCGGCAACGCAAACCAGCATTGCGCAGTACACGCTGACTCAAGTTGGGGTACTGCTGACCAATTCAGGGCCGGTGGTGTTTCGTGATAACGGCGTGCTATTTAACAGCCTTGGCGGCTATGTCTTACTGGTCGACGGGACCTTTGGCTACTACTACCTGATATCCGGCGTTCCGTTCCCGAATACCTTTCAAGGTAGTTTAAGCATCGGCTCACCGCTGATCACTTTCCCCGGTGAGTTGCCCAATGGTTTGATCGTCGCTTCTACACCGACCTTAAGCGACACAGGCGGGGTTATTCCACCAGGCACTACCGTGTCCTCGGTCGATACGATCGGCCTAACCTTGACGATGAGCGCGCCTGCTACGGGCAATAGCTTCACCGATATGGTGACACTCACGATACCGGTATTCGGCCGGATCACAGATACAGGCTTTCCTTCCAATCCACAAAGATTGTGGTTCATAGAAGGGTGGCTGGCGGTAAATCAGGGTGGCTCGAGGCAGTACAACACGACAGGTCCCACACCTTACTCGATGCTCTTTCCGGGTGCTTTCTTTGCGCTGAAGGATTCGAGCTCGGACAACTTGGTGACGATGTATGAAAACAACCGCGAAGCGTGGCTCATTGGAGAGCGAACCTCAGAAGTCTGGTTCAACTCAGGAGGAGCGAACTTCAGCTTTTCTCGAATCCCTGGGGTGGGTCCTCAGATCGGATGTGCCGCTGTCCATTCAATTGCACGATGCGGTCAGCAGTTGTGTTGGCTTGGACGAAACGAGCAAGGACAAAACACCGTTGTAGTGACCTCCCAGTACAGTTGGGATCGCATCTCAACTCATGCGATAGAGCACAAGATAGCGCAGTACCCGGTGGTGTCTGATGCGATCGGTTACGGGTATGAGGAAGATGGGCACTTATTCTACGTGCTCACCTTTCCAACCGCAGATGTTACCTGGGTGTTCGACTTTACAAGCCAGTTTTGGCATCAAAGAGCCTCCTATGATCCCGCAGCCGGTTTGTTCCACCGCCACAGATCGAACTGTTATATGGACTTCGGGGATGTTCGGATCGTTGGTGACTATCAAACTGGTCAACTCCACCAGATGTCACGTAACTTTTATACAGACGCCGGCAATCCTCTTAGATGCCTGCGTAGAACGCCTCACCTGTGGTTAAAAGCCACCAGAGAACGGATGTTCTTTGCGCAACTTCAGGTGGAATTTACCCCAGGTGTTGGATTGCAGGTAGGCCAAGGTTCTAACCCGCAAGCGATGTTGAGATTCAGTGATGATGGCTCCT